ATGTCGCCGGTTGAATTGGCGGCAGCAGCGTTCCAGTTTGCAACGCTTGAGGATGCCCAGTCAGGCGGCGGGACGCTGAGGGCGGCATTGCCGAATTGCAAATGCGACTCTCTATCGTCTCTCTGAATACCAAAAATGTGTTCTATGTTCTCGGGATTCGTTGCTCGCTCAAGCCATGTTTTTTTCGTGGCAAGGGCTCGTTTAGGTGTGTTTCGGGTTGCGTGTAGTAGGCTGATTTCTTTCATAAAGTTTTTAATTTGATTTCAAATTTTACAACAGGGACTTGTTGGATTTTCTTTTTTTCTTCGACGATCGAAACAGGATGCGCCCAGTTGAGGTTTTCGCCAATGTTCTCCGGCTCGTTAAAATCCTGAAATGATTCCATGGCCTCTTGCCTTAGTAGCTCTTCGGCTTCAGCAACGGATTTAAAGGGTCCGCGAGCCTGTTGGAATGCCCCCCCCATATTTTCAAGGTCAATAATCCAGAATTTTTTTTTCATTTTTTGGTTAGTGTTTCAAAGATTTTCTTTGCGCGTTCGCGTTCGATTGGATCGTTACACCGTGCATGCGTGGCGTCAATGGGGATTTGCTCAAAAGCCGGATGGTGATGAACGAAAACAACGTCACGAGCGTCAACAATCGCGCCTGCTTTCTCGGCACGAATGGTGAACTCTGCGTCCGAGAATTGATTTTTGAAATCGGGGTCGAAGAGTCCTTGCTTTTCATAAAATTTCCGTGTGCAAATTGCCATCGGCAAGAGTTCGTCAGTGCGGTATCCGTCTGATATGCGGAGAACCTTCTCGGCGTTGATGTTTAAGCGGCTTTCAAGCATGTCGTCCCAGCCGGGTGGACATTCGAAGTCGTCTGAGAATTGCACGAGGATATCGCCGGTGCTCACACTGGCAGCCAGATTCCACGCTCCGACTGATCCGCCGTCCGTCTCTTGGCATACCCCGCAGAAGCGTTGCAGGACGGCTGCGGAGGCGTCGTCTGAATCGACCGCAAAGATGTGTTCTACGCGCTCCGGCTTGTTTGCGCGTGATAGCCATAGGTTCATGTTCTGGACGGCTTGCAATGGCCTTCCGCGCGTAGCGTGAAGCAGTGAGATGCGCGGGCGCGGTGCGGCGTTGAGAACCTGCATTTCAAGGTTGAATGCCTCTTCCTTCCGGCCTGCCAGCCTGAGCGCCCATGCGCGGAGTCGCTTGGCTTTGACGCCGTAATACTCGGCCTTATGCGTCCACTGCGTGAATGCGGGGACGGGGATTTTCTCCATTTCGTCGAGAAGCGCGAGAGACTCAACCGGCTTGCCTTCGTCGAGAAGAATGGACGCTTCCAGCGCGACGGCTTCGCGGCGTGCGGGGTCGAGTTTGCGCGCGGCCTGAGCAAAGCGAAGCGACGATTCTCCGTCCGTCATGTTGCTCATGTTCATCAGCGTTTCGTACTTGTGGACAAGATCGAGATCCTTCATTGCGATGGCCTCCGCGCCGTAGCGCAAAGACAGGTCACGCTGGCCGGTGATCATTTTTTCGTAATGAAGATAAAACTTCCAATGCGGTGCGAATTGATCTTGCCATTCCAAGATTCGCTGGTTGCGCTCGTTGCTCTTGCGCTGGCCTAGTGGCGGCATGTGATGGATTTCGAGATCCCTCCGCATGTAAATCTTGATTGTCTTTGTTGGGTGGACGTTCTCATGCACCGCCCTCCACCAGTATCCGGTGCGGTAGCGGAAGAATCGCTCGCGCGGCGCGCGCTTGTGCTGCTCGGGGATAACGTAGTCGCTGAGTATCCAGTCACACTCTGCCGGGCAGTCTCGGAGCGCCTTCAGCGTAGGCTCAACCATGTTGTCATGGAGAACGTCATCACAGTCGGCCCACATTACCCAGCCGCCTTCGCCGGTCAGGTCGTAGGCTTTTTCAAATGCCATATTCCGCGCGGCGGCGAAGTCGTCGAGGTGCGGCCAATGGCGGCAGAGTGGTGAGTTGCGATATTCGCCGACGTGACAGCCTAGGCTCTTTGCAATGTCAAGAGTGGAGTCGGGTTCAAGTGCTCCGACGGCGCGGATGATAACGACATCATCGCATATTTTTTGCAGGGATCGAACGCATCGATCGATGCGCTCGGCTTCGTTGCCGCAAATTAAGCCTGCGACAAGGCGTTTTTTTTGGTTCATGTTTCTGCACGGGGCGCGATGTCAAAAGGGCAACAAAAAACCCGCTCCTTGTGAGAGCGGGTTTGATGTCGAACCGTGATCTTTTACAGGCCGGTCGTGATGCGGATGATCGAGGAGCCGTCAACAATCTTCTCGGATACGTGCTGGCGCACGCGGAGGATGTTCGAGCGGCGGGTTTCGTCGCGGTAGGTCTCGGAGACGAATGGCACTGGAGAATCAGCGCCCCAGAGGATCGTGCGGCCGAATCCACCGGCTGCGAACTCACCGCCAACTGTGTTGGCGAGTGCAAGGTAGCTGTCACCCCAGACGAATCCGCCTGAGTAAGTTTGACCCTTCTTGGCAGTGTTGCGAGGAGCGCGGCCAACGAGGACCTTCTCAACACCGACTGCCTGAGCAACTTCTTGCTCGGAGAGGAGGCGGGTGGAGTTGGTGGCGACTACGCCGAACATTTGATTCTGGACCTTGGTCGAGCGGCGGACGCGCTCGAACAGCACTGCGGACATGACGAGCGTGTTAGGAAGCACGCCATACTTGGCGAGTTCCAGCTTGCCAGCAGCAACGTCGGCTGCGAGATCGAAGGTTGTGATGTTGGCTTCGGTGTAGGCGGCGGTTGCACCGGCTGCGGAGATGGCTGTGAGGCCGTTCGCTGCGTAGGTGAGCGAGGCAACACGAAGCTCGTGGCCAATTTGAATCTGGCTGAGAAGCATGTCGGCAACGGCAACCTCAACGTCCAAGAATCGGGCGAGGTCGCGCTGAGTTGCGTCGGGGAGGACTTCCTCCAGACCGTACTCGGTAGTGGCGAATGTATCGGATGTGAACTTGCGGCCAACGCGAGGATATGCAGATCCAGCGGCGATCTTGGTCGCGTCGTCGTTAAGTGCCTCAGATGCGCCCAGGTTGATTTTCAGATATTCGCCAGAGCGAACGTCTGCAACGTAGATCGGCATGACTTCGGCGCCGATGAAGAGGTTTTGCTTGTTCGAGCGGCCCTCGTAAACGGCCTGTGCGATGTCTCCGCGAATTGTGGTGGTGGTGAGTGACATGGTAGTTGGTTAGTTGAGTGTTTCGGTCAGGTGCTTAGAGGCGAACTGCGAACTCGATGATGTCGCCGGTTACGCCGGAATTGATTGCGGTTCCGAGAGTCACGCCAGATGTGACGAGCGTTCCGACAATCACGCCGCCGGTTGTGGCGAAAACCGAATTGCCAGCGGTAACAGGACCGGGCGAAACGATTCCGAATTGAGTTGCCTTGAAGAGTTTCACTTCGCCAACGCCAGCGGCTGCCACGTCGTCTTGAAGGACGCCGATAACTTCGGAGGCGGTTACGAGTGCGGCGGCTGCGTTGTCGCCCGAGCAACGGACGAGCGTGTTACCTGAGAGCGCGGTCGCGAATGTGAACGAGCGGAATGAGATGTCATTTTGGGTTGCCATGATAAGTAGTGATTAGAGGTTGTGGAGTTGATTGGAGTCGCGGAGGGCGATGTATTCAGCGGGGTAATTCGACATCGCAAATTTAATCGCGGCAGTCTTGGAGCCGAGTTCTGCGGTTTTTGTTTCGATCAAATTTTTCAAATCAAATTTGACTTCGGCAGGAACTTCGGCGGCAGCGGATGCCTTCATGGGAGCTGCGCCAAAGTTGGAAATGATGGTGTCAAGTTTGGCTTCGAGCTTGGACATTTCGGAGTCCTTCATAGGCTCGTCCTTTGGCTCTTCGGGAGCGGCTTCCATTGCCTTCTTGTAATCGCCAAAGGCGGATTCAAGGGCGCTGAGACGGGAGACGATGTCGGCAATGCTCACTTCGTCTTCCTTGGGTTCGATTTCGATTTCGGGTGTGTCTTCCATTTGCTTGGAAATTTTGTCAACTGACTTGGCTTCGAAGCTGAAGAGGCCGGTGGGATTCGCTGCGGGTGTCTGCACCAAATCGGCGGAGTAAAGTTCCTCGCACGATGCAAAACTCTTGCCGCCGATGTCCCGCACTGGCCCGCTGAATGCAATCGAGATGCCGAATGTGTCGGGAAGCTTCTCGGCAATTTCCAAGACGTAGGCTCGCCGGTCTGCGTTTTGCAGAAGGTTCAAATCTCCGAGGAGTTTTTCTCCGACGATGCGAAAGTTATCGACAAATCCGATGATGTCTTTGATTCCCGCACCGTGGTCGAGATTGACTTTGACGCCGCCAGCGTAGGTTTCCGCGCATGCCTTAACTTCGCGCAATGTTTGCGCGTCCACGTAGAGTCCGTGGCCCTTGGCCTCTCCGACTGAGATGATGGATACTGCTTCGATGACGTCGCTCATGCGAGGCGGCGATGTCAAAATAATCAGTCGGAATACTCGTCGATCATATTTTGCAAAATCATTTCCTCAAGCGCGGCCTGTGCCAGCATACGGATGGCCGCTTCATCGTCTTCTTCGCAACCTACAATTTCAAACGATGTCGAGACTCTTGGCTTTACTCGGTTGGCCGAAAGATTCGTTGTGTTTCCCTGAGCTTCGAGCGTTGTCGAAATGTGCTGAGATGGTGTGCCTGCTTGCGCTGTGGCTTGGTTGCCTCGCGCCTGCACGCTGGTTGAGATTGTAACTTCAACGCCATCGGTGGTGAGATTGGCTTTAACTCCGCGAATCTCAACTTTGCGGATGGGTCGAGAAGCGAATCCCCCGGGAAGATCGCGTGCGACAACAATCGGCGGCGGCGGATTGCTTGAGATTTGAATCAAGCCCTGCGAGCCGATGGAGATCGGCGTAGGACTTGGTAACAAGCCCTGCGTTGCGATGAGCAGGGAAGTTAAGATCATTTTAAGCGCGTGTTACGGTTGTGGTGGTCGTGCCGTCGCCTGTTATGTTTTGCGAGACCGCGCCAGCCGCGCGGCTTGATGGCGTGACGGTCAACGCGCTGCCGGATTTTAATCCGTGAATGAGGTGGATTTCTTGCAATTCAGGAACAGCAAATGCAGTCAGTACGCCAGCATCAAAAGCACCTGAGACGATTACGCCGGTCTGGAATTGATGGACATTTGCTGCCGCGTGATTCTGAGCGTTTATTGCCAATTCGTTGTTTGCGCTAGTCGATCGCACAATCCGCCCGCCGTAGGTTCCAGACGTTGTGTGCCCGCTCGTGGCTTCGTCCCATACTGCGTCTGCGTTCTCGCTTGCGGTCGGCAAGTCTGCAAGTTGCGTGTCAAGGTTGGCAGTCGCCAAGCCTATTGCTGATCGCACGTCGGCGGCGGTGAGCGTTGCCGTGCCTGTTGTGGCATCTACAGGAACGCCGAATGCTACGGACGCGGCGGCGGGAATCTTGCATGTTCCGGTCAATGCGCCGCTGGCGTAGCTCACGCCGTCGCGGACATCGGTGACGGCTGGCATCTGGCCCGTGGTGGCGTCCACAAGAGTTTTTGCACTGCCGGAATCGACATAAGTGAAGACGGCGACGTTGGTGGAGAGTTTCTTAAGCCTGAATCCGCCTCCGATGGCAGCCGACATTCCGTACTGCCCAAACTCCATTTGTTCAAATTGAATAATCCCGGACGAAGCATTATGAGCTCCCGGCGTAGCGGCCAAGCCGACTGTGTTTCCAGGACCATAAGCATTCCCCACTATTCTGCTAACAATGACGGTGCCAGTTGAACTGTTCCATATTCCCCCGCCAGTTGTGCTGCCCAATGTTCCCCCAGTTGCTATTCCGGTAATAGTCCCAAGCCCAGTACCTTGATTGTATACAGCAGCAGCGGCAGCAGCTGTTCCTCCAGTTGCATTCCCTGTTAGATTTAAGGTTCCGCCAAATGCAACGCCCAAGGATGTTGAGCCACTGCCACCCGTAGCGTTTCCTGTTATATTTATGGTATTGTTTGTCGTTGAATTTATTCCGTACGATTGACCTATCCCGCCATTAACATTCCCTGTTATGTTCAAGATACCCGTGGATGTTTGATTTAAAGAATGCGAAAGACTCCCGCTTCCGCCTGTCAGGTTTCCAGTGATATTCAATGTTCCCGTGCTGGCAAAAGATACTCCGACCGCCGAGGTCGTTGTTCCTCCCGTTACATTCCCAACGATAGTTCCCACCGCTGGCGAAGCCGCAATAAATTGCAGGCAGTTGCGCGATGTCGTGGTAGATTTGCTGGTGACATTGGCGGTGAGCGTGACGCCACTGTTGAGCGTGAAAATGCCCGTGCCTGCGTTGGATACTTCGTCGCAGGTGGCATTTGCTGTGATGGTGACGGTGTGCCCTGTTGCTGCGCGGGCTTCGTCTCCGACGCCGGGCACAATGCCCCCCGTCCATGTCGCGCCTGCGTTGAAATTGCCGCTGGCTGCGGAGGTGATGAGGGCCATGGCTTAGAGTCCTTTCGAGATCAAAAGGTTTTGGAGAGCAGTCTGGATCGCAGCGACGGCGGCTTGCTCGGCGGGGTCGGCGACTTCGGAGAGGTGGCCGCGAAGCAGGCCGATGGCTGCGGAGTCGGCGACTTCGACCGATGCGGGAACTTCGTCGGTGGCAGGGACGATGCGCGTGGGAATCAAGCGCATGGCGATACTGACATCTTGCGAGCCGGATGCTTTATAACTGCCGGTGATGGCGAGGTTGAGCGAGTATCGGTCAAATGTTTGGCCGTCGATGGTGATGGGATTTGTGGCGTTCATAATTTATGCGAGTAAAATCAGGGCTGATTTTTCGGTTGGATTGGGAAAGGAAAGTTCAAACGCGCCGTCGAACACAGGTCGTTCGGCTCCGAAGTTTAGCGTGCAGAGAACGGCGTTGTTTTTACTGGCATTGTAAATCATCGCGCCGTGCGCAATGAATGTGGCGCGGTCTATTTTGAGATCATCGAAAGTGACAAAGGCATTTACTCCCGCCATGCCAGCGCGAAAACCGCCTAAAACAAATCCACCTTGCGAGTAACCTTGGCCCACCACTTCGCCTTCTGGCGTATAGTTGGCAGTAGATGGGCCGATGTTTGCGCGCTTCGTATAGAGCGCAATTTTGTAAGTATCGGCAGGCTGGTGCATACCAATCAAAAATTGCTTCTTAGCTTCCAGAGATATTCCTTGTGCGATCATTTATTTTTCCATTGAGTTTTGCAAACAGCGATGCGTTGATTTTGGTCTGGATATTCAGATTTCATCGTGTCATCGACCATGCAGCGGTCAATGAAATCCTCTTCCTCTTCGTCATTTGTCGGGGTTGGCATGACAAGTTCGGTTTTCATTTCAAAGCCCACGACTCGCCCGTGCGGGTCGCGCTTCATGTCTGCGACGGATTTTGTTTTGCGTCTGAGTTTTCGATTGCGATTGATTTGCTCGACCTTCGCCGCCGCCCATGTCTGGCCTGCGTCACCGCCCCACAATGCCCATGCAATGCGGCCTGCGGAAGGGAATCCCTCTTCGCCTGGTTGAAAACCCTGCCCCTTTTTATCAACTTCGTGTCGCGAAAAATATGAGTGCATGCGCTTCACAGTTTCGTCGGAAAGATTTTCGCCGTTGCTGATGTCGCGAGCGCGGGCGACTCCGACATTCGTCCCGCCGCGATTGTATTTTGCACGCCACTCCAACCCCTTCTTGGCTTCGGCGATCATGCCGCCGGTCGGCTTGTTTTTGCCGTCCTCGAATTGCGATGCTGCGGCTTGTTGCGGTGCGGGTGTCGGGGCTGGCTCTGCGTTCGTGATTTGGCTTGCGCTCGCTTCGTCCATTCCGAAAACGGTGCGAAGAATGATGCCAACCTGTTCGGGCGAAAGTTCGCCGCGTCCCAGTGATGCAAGGATTCCCGAGAGCGCATCCGTCCCGCCGATGCCGATGGTTTCGATGAGCGGAGCAACCTCGCCAATCTCAG